AAGGTGAGAGAAACAAAAAACGGGGGCAGTGCATTACTCTTTCGGTCATGTGTCTGCTTCTAGGGTCTTACATTCAATGATTGTTGTAGGAAAGCATGTCCTACCCATTGGATGCCCTTGTCAGACTAGAAAGAAACCGTCTTTGTTTCCCATGTGCTTATTATAGCAATAAAAAACCCCCTGTGAAGGGGGTGTGTTACACTTGTTAAACTGTCCTAGTTAAATTTACGATTCTTCAAAGGTACAACAACCTTATTTTTTTCATTCTTCCTATCTTGAGCAATTGCCACATGCTTACAATTAGGGTGATTCCAAGGGAACATTAAACGATTTCTATCACTAATCTTAGTTTCAGTTAGTTTCATCATTGTATTCTCTAATTTAGCAATATGCTTAGAGAAAAACGCATCCCTTAATGCCTGTAAACTTGCTGCTGTTGTGCTTTCTGAAATTGGGAAAGTTACTATAAAATGAAGTGGTGATTCTTCATCTGATTTAGCATCTAATCCCTTATTTAATATATTACTATAATAGTGATTAGTTTTATTTCCATTTATAAACTGAACTCTCTCATCTTCATCTTTAAAGATAGTTTTTACCCAGTCATCATCTGGGATCTTATTTAAGAAAGTTACATAAGTATCACTATCATATGGTTGGAATTGATCTGTATGTTCCATGTCACCATTCTCTTCAAACTCTTTCTTAAGTTTTCTCTTTATAGAATCTTTATCACCTGTAACTAAATGTTTGCCATAATGTTCTACATCTGCGTAAACACTATCTAAATTATAATTACCAGATTCTTCATATATTTCCTTTACAGTTGCATGTACATCATCTTTAGATAATGGAGTTTGAAATACTCCATCTTCTTCTTTAGGTTGAGATTCTGCACCAAATCTCAATTCAATCTCTTTTATAGTTCTATCAAGAGAAGGAACTACTCTCACTGGTTGATACATCCAACCAGGAACTCCTGCTTTTATTCCTGCACCTTCTCTTCCATTACCATTAAGAGTATTGCCAGTTTCAATATTATAATATATTGGATCTAAACACTTAATACCCTTAGTAGGATCAGTTATGACCTTATAATAATGGTCAACTCTTGCTAATGCTGTTCCTTGATATCTTGTTGGATTATCAGAAGGTGTTCCAATCTCTTTCAAATGCATCCCAGACTTATCACCCTCTTCTAAGGTGTTTCCATCTCTATCTACAAGAAATATGCCTTCCACTCCAAAATTAGATGGTGCGTTCCAATTATTAGGATCACAATGCTCTGGTCTCCAATATTGACAAAGGAAATCTGAATCTGATAGTGGTATATTTAAAACTTGATTTAATGTCATGTTGAAATTGTATTTTTTTGGGTATGGTTGATAATTTGGGTTATCTTTAAATTTTGGGAAGTGAGAACCTATAAAATCCTCTATTCCTTCTTCCTCTAGTTTTCTTACGTTTAGTTTTTTACCTGCTCCTGCAAGAAGGAGTATAGCAGTAGATACACATACTGGTTTATCCCAGTTTATGACTGGGTTGGGGTCAATCTCACCAAACTCATCACAATTCCAACCATAAGGTCTATTGGTTACATCTCTTAACCACTCTTCCTGATTCCAGTTTCCAAAATCAGGATCTTCTTCACATCTATGATATTCAATTTCAGCAATAGACTCTAAGATACACTCTATAAGGTCTTCATGCTTCAATGATTTCAACTCAGGACATGGGGGTTCAGTAGTTGGTTTTTTCATGATAAATTTGTGATAGGAGTATCATAGCATAGAATCTATGGTTTGGCAAGTAGTAGCATAAGTCATGTTGATCCCACCAGTATAATCTCTCTGTGTATGAACAGCAGCAAGTTGAAAACCTAGTTGAGGCCATGGTTTCTGAGGAGTATCAACACAATAAAACTCTTTGATGGCAAAACCATACTGTCTCATCTCTCTAATTCTTCTCTTGGTAGTATAATGATTGATTGTAGTTAGATATACTATGTTATCTGATATTTTCATTCCATGTTCTAAGAACTTCTGCATCTTAGACCAAGGTGGATTAGTAATGATCCAATCTACATTATTACTATACTGTAGAAAGTCTTTACCTTCACCCAACTCACACCAATCTTTATCATCAGTTGGAAAGTTATTATAAAATGCACCCTCACCTCTTGACGGATCAAGTATTTTACCAGTAGGATTAAAATGCTGTATTATATCCTTTGCCAAATACTCAGGAGTCATAACCAAATCCTTTTCAGGACTATTCTTTGGTGGACAAAATGCTCTCTTATTATGAACTAATGAATTTTTTACAGTGGTAGCAATACCGACAATAACATCACCCAAATTTATACTTGTCATTTATTAAAAGTTCTCTCACTAGACTTGATTACAATGTTGATAGGAGTTTTAGTGTATTCTACACCAGCAGCAATCATCTCATTGATCTTAAATGAACATTGTACTCTACGTTGCTTCTTACTGTCAACCTTGGGATGTATAACCATTAATGCATCTTTACATGATATATTATTCTTTATTCTTGTTCTCTCTCCTTTAGTTGCTTGTTGTGCTTCTCTACCTGCTGGAATTGATTTAACAAACTTATTAAATTCTTCAACTAATTCATACTTCATAGTTCCCCACAATTTATCATAATCTTCTGGTTTAATATTGAAAACATATTCAGTATGAACTACCTTATTACCACCATCTTGTCTATACTGACCAACAATAATCTCATACTCCTTTTCATTCATTCTTCTCAATATATCACCACAATCTACCTTATTATTCTTAGCAGTCTTAACACTTCTATCTTTATTAGATAATAAACCCTTTACAATATCCATTGATGATGTATATCCACCCTTACCTTTTAGTTTATCATATTCTTTCTTAGTTAATCCAGTGAATCTCTTGATAACAAGATCTTCATAATCATTTCCGTGAGATTGTACTTCCATGAATAATTGATTTAATATAGACATTATAATACCCCTCACATAATAATGCAAGGGGGGAATGTGTAGGTTATTAAACTGTCCTAGTCATCATACACTCTGCACTCTAATGAGTCAGGATGATTATCACAATATACTTCTAGGTGCTTATCCTCATGCCTAGTGTGCCAATCATTGATTTTACCATCATTTGGTTCCACCACATCTCCTTTATGATACTGATCATACTCTGCATGAACATTCTCTAAGTCTTCCTTACTATACTCCAACATACCATGATTGATATGCTCTTTGTTATCTTTTGGATCAAGATAAACTTCATGTTCTAGGTCGTGTTTAATCGTCATAGCGTGTAACCATCCTACTTTTGAGTTTAATAATCTCATGATTATTTATTTTCAAGAGATTGTTTGAAGTTCTCGTATAGATTCCTTTCTAACAAACTCTTGTTGCATATTATAATACAATTTATGGTTTTGTGTGGTAACATAGTGACCTTTTATGTCGCCATCCTCACAATGCCATCCGTAAGCAATTACTTTTTCTTCTACACCATCTATTCTCATCTTCTTACTACCATCTAGGTAAGAATGGTATCTTTCGTCTAAGTTAATCATAGTAGTTTAAGAAGTATGTGTTGATATTATAACATTGGTTATATGAATTATCTATAAACTTTATAGTGTCTTCATACTCTGATAATATAACTTAATCTTGCGATAGATGTTCTTCAACCGTGTCCATAAGATTTTCAAACTCTTTCATATGCTCAATATCATATAATAATTTAGATATTTGAGTTATAACTAAAGGTTTTTCACTCCTTGCTGCAACAGCTAATGCTGACCTAATATTACCTTCTGCTTCAAGTAAATGTTCTAATGTTCGTTTAGATAGAGTCATTGTCATCCTCATTGTTATGTAGTTCAGATGAATCTAATTTGAATCTGCTTATGTTAAAATTATTAATAACCTCACTCAACTCTTTTTCAAATTCAAAATCATTACTATCATAAACTTTAATATTTGGATTAGTATTACCTTTTAATAAAGCTAATAGTCGTACACTATCATTATAACATGCTCTATAATATCTCATGTTATCTTTAACAGTATCAAGTATGACCTCATGTATCTCCTGTGGTGTATATTCACCTGCCATAACTTCTCGCAATGATTCCTGAAGATTGTATATGGAATAACTATGGTCTGATTTTTCGGTCATTCTTGTCATGTTGAATCGCTTGTTCCATGATAACTTGTATCTCCTTAGATGTCAAGTTGTTTAAGAATTGCCAGTTAGGATCTTTCTTATCCCATTCTAATGTGAATGAACCATCACTATTTTGATTGACCTTTAAACTTTCGTTCTGCATCCTTTTCCTCTTGTTTGATTCTTTTCTTTACCATCTTAGCATACTTTATCTCATCTTTGGTGTATAATTCTGGATGTTTCTTTGCTCT